TTGCTATATAATTTGCTGCTCCTCTTGCAGTATCAACAATGATATGCTCTTCACTTTGATTTCTTCTTTTTACCCATAACATTCCTCCTTCACCTGATAAATCAAGTCCATTATTTATTGACCTAGCTGTTGAATTACCTGCATAAACAAACGTTGAGAAAATATCGTCAACGTATGTCTTCGTAGCAACTGCACCCGCACCAAGCAGCATTTGTTGAATGCTCATGTTTAATAACCTCCGTGTGTGTTAGTTAGTAGGTACATTTATGACAACCCTGCACCTGAGATATAAGCAACTGTTCCTGATGCAAATAATATTGTAGCCATTCCTCTTGCAGATAAAGTTCTATTCGCACTAGAAGCATCAGTACCTAAATACATAGTAGTTATTGTTTTTGTAATAGTTAAATCACTGCCTGTATTATTGACAATGGTTACAGCATCACCAGCAGAGAAGACACTATCAGGGACTGTGATTGTTCCACTAGCAAGAATATGTTTTCCTGCGTCTGCTGCTACCAAGGTATAAGTAGAACCTTGAGTATTTTGAGGTATAGAACGAACATTCCCCTTCCCATCAGTAAGGATAGTTGCTGTTAAATCTCCTGTGCTCGAGTTGAAGGTTAAATTAGTACCGCTTTTAGGAGGTAAATCACCTGTAGCTGCCGTAGTAAATAAAACATTGCAAGAAGTGTCTAAAGATTCGTCTGCAACCGTGACATTTGTAGATGTTGTTGCTGTTGCAGCGTTTCCTGTGCAAGAGCCTGACGAAC